GTCGCGGCGGTCCTCGCCTATGAGGCGGCGATGACCATGCCCGCCGAGCTCGTCGCGGTGGATCCACTGTCACAAATCTGGTAGGAGGGTCGATGCTGTCCGCTCTTGTTCAGGTCGTTGCGCTCGCCTCGATCGTCTATGGGCTGGGTCTGTGGTTGGGATCGCCGGCATGGTTCATCGCCGCCGGGGTCGGGTTGTTGATCATCGGTGAAGCAATCGACCGGAGACCCAAAACATGAGCTTGCTACGCGACGCGTTCACCAGACCCGACACCGGCAGCCAGAAACGGATCAGCTCGGTCCCCTGGGTGGACTGGTCGACCGGTGATAGCACTACCGGGCCCACAGAATCCGGTGAAGTCGTCACAGAGAAAACCATCCTGGGGGTTGCGGCCGCCTGGTCATGCGCCACCCTTCTCGCCGATGTTGTCTCCGACCAACCCGTCGACGAGTACCGCAAAACAGGCGGGGTCCGCGAAAAGATCGAACCCGAATCGCTGATAGTCCGCGACCCGTCCACCATTTTCACCCGCCGCGAATGGGTGTTTCAGGCGGTCCTGGCCATGGCCATCCACGGGAACGCCATCGGGAAGATCACCGCCAGAGAACCCGCCACCAGTGAGGTGGCCGCTGGGCGGGCTCAGTCGGTCGAATGGGTCTCACATGAGCACGTTCGGGTGGAGCAGAAATCGCCGATCAGTCGCCCCGCCTACACCATCTTCAACCAGCCGGCGGCTGCCATCGATGTGATCCATTTGCGCCGTTACCCCCAGACCGGATCGGCGATGGGACTTTCCCCCCTCGACATCCACGCTGAGCTGTTCGGGGTCGCGCAGGCCGCCCGCAAATACGCCGCCCAGTGGTTCGGTGAGGGTGGTGTCCCCAAAGCGCTTTTGGTCAACGACCAGCCGATCGATGAGACCATCGCCGGCATCGCCAAGGAGCGGTGGCGGTCCGGTGGGCGGGGCAGGGAAGTACGCACCCTCGGCAGCGGCTGGAAATACGAGAAAGTCCAGTCCACACCCGGTGATTCTGAGCTGGTCGAAACATGGAACCGGGTCGGTCTCGAGGTCGCTCAGGCGTTCCGGGTCCCACCCGAAATGATCGGGGTCGCGCAGCAAGGGTCGTCGGTCACCTACGCCAACCGGGAACAACGGGCCGTCGATTTCCTGACGTTCACTGTTGAACCGTGGCTGACCATCTTCGAGGATTTCTGGTTTGAGGCGCTCCCCCGCCCCCGGTTCGCCAAGTTCAACACCGGAAACCTTTTGCGGTCCGACCTGATGACCAGATACAAGGCGCACGACATCGCCATCCGTATGGGTTTGGTCACCGTCAACGAACGGCGGGCCCTCGAGGACCTCGAACCGGTCGACGGTGGCGACAGGACCCTCTGGCCGCCGTACGCGACGTCAGCCCAACAGATCGAGTGAGGAGACCCGACCATGCCAGTACCTGACCTGTTCCGTTCCGCCGTCCCTGAAGGCGCCCTCGAGATCCGCACCATCGCCTCGCTCGCGGAGGCCCGCGCGGCCGGTGATGGTGCTGCACCGCGCATCTCCGGGCTCGGGTCACCCTACGGGGTGCGGGCCACCCTGGGCGGGTCATGGTTCTCGTGGGATGAAGAGGTGAGCCCGGGCGCGTGGAGAAAGACCATCGGTAAAGACGATGCGGATATCCGCTCGATGTTCAACCACGACCCCAACCAGCTGCTGGGCCGCACCACCGCCAAAACGCTTGAGCTCGCCGAGGACGACGAAGGTCTCCATTACGACGTTCAGATCAACACGGGCGACACAAGCGCCATGGACACTCTCGCCAAGGTCGAACGTGGTGACGTTACCGGGGCGTCGGTGTGGTTTCGGGTCATCTCCGAGAAGTGGACCGAACCGACCGACGACAACGGGCTCGACCGTGAACTCCGTGAAATCCTCGAAGCCGAACTCTATGAGGTTGGTCCGGTTGTGTTCCCCGCTTTCCCGACCACCACCGCCGCCGCCGCCCGGTCCTTCGACACCATGCTGAAAGCGGCCGGGGTGACCACCCCAGCTCGGCGGGCGTCGCTCACCGTTAAGCTCCTCACCGACCCAGCCGCCGCCGAAGAGCACATCCGCACAATTTTCGAACGCAACCCGCAACTGCGGGAAGCGACCTGCAACCTCCGGACCGCCGCCGTCACATCCGACGGGCCGACGCCGCCACCTGAAAAGGTCGAGACGTCACCCGAAGGACCGTCGCGGTCGCATCTGGTGGCCGTCCGTCAGCGCGAACTGGAACTGATAGCTCGCCGCTGACAAGTCACCAATTCCGTCACTTTGAAAGGAGGGCCACCCTATGGCCCATCCGATTATCGCCGCGCTTCATGAGCGGCGCAACAACATCTGGTCGCAGATGCAGGAACTCTTGGAATCCGTCGACCCCGATGAGGGGTTCTCGGGCGAACAGGAAGCCTCCTGGCAGAAGATGAGCGCCGACCTTGACGCCGCCGACGACCAGATCAAGGACCTCGACGAGAAAGAGTCGCGGGCAGCCGCGGCGGATAAGCTCGCCGAGAAGTACGCCGGTGTCCAAACCGTGGAACCATCCGCGGAAGAGACCGCCATCCGGGCGTTTTTGATCGGCAAGAGCAAGGTACTCGACGTGTCGTTTGCCGGGCTGCAACGCCGGATCGACCCACGCAGCGGAGCCTACGAGGTTCGTGACCTGTCGACGACCACCACAAGCGGCGGCTACACAATCCCGACCGGGTTCCGGGCCCAGCTGTACGAACACCTGATCGCCAACAGCGCGATCCGCCAGACAAACGCCACCATTCTGACCACCGCATCCGGGGAGAACCTCCACATCCCCAAGACGACCAGTGCCGGCACGGCCGCGATCGTCGGGGAAGGGACTGCGCTCGCTGAGGCAGACCCGGCGTTCGGTGAGACGATCCTGGGAGCGTGGAAGTACGGGCAGCTGATCCAAGTCCCGACCGAGTTGATTCAGGACACCGCCGTCGACCTGTTGGGCTACCTGGCCCGTGACGCAGGTCGGGCACTGGGGAACGCCTCCGGTGGTCATTTCGTGACCGGGACCGGCACAAACCAGCCCCTCGGGGTGATGGTCGCCGCCGGCACCGGGGTCACCGGTGGGACAGGCCAGGTCGGTGTGCCAACAGCCGCCGAGCTCATCAGCTTGCAGTACTCGGTTGAGGCCGCGTACGCCAACCAGGGTTACTGGCTGATGGCCCGGGCCACGGAAGGCAAGATCAGGGGTCTGGTCGACTCAAACGGCCAGTTCCTGTGGCAGCCCTCACTGCAGGTCGGATCCCCCAACCTGCTGTTGGGCCGCCCGGTCGTGTCCGACCCGAATGTGGCCGCCACCGGCACCAACAACGTCTCAGTTGGGTTCGGGGATTTCTCCCCGTACTTCATCCGGGACGTGGCCGCGGTGCGCTTCGAGAGGTCAGACGACTTCGCGTTCTCCAGCGACATGGTCAGCTTCCGCAGCATCCTCCGTACAGATGGGGATTTGGTCGATTTGACAGGTGCTATTAAGACATACGTCGGAGGCACGGCATAGCTGTCGCTCTCTAACCCGATCGTGGGTTTGGGATGTCGGGGTTCCTCCTCCAGGGGTGACCCGACATCCCGACCCACCTAACCACCCCTGGAGGAAAGCAATGTTGTGTTCCGTTGATGGTTGTGACAGGCCCGCATATACACGGGGTTGGTGTTCGATGCACTACGGGCGAGTGCGGCGATACGGTGATCCAGGTCCAGCTGAACCATTGAGGCCCAGGAGATGGAGAGGCCTGTGTTCGATCAATGGCTGCGATTTGGCTCATGAGGCTCATGGTTTATGTCGGATGCATTTAGACCGTTGGAGAGATCATGGTGATCCTGGTCCAGCGAGTCGGCTAAGAGCCGCCTCGAACCTATCGGGGCCCTGCTTGGTCGATGGCTGTTCAAATGACCGGTCGGGTGGTAGCAGGGGCTATTGCGCTGCCCACTATGGACGACTTAGTAGACATGGCGACCCCCTCGGCGGGCGCCGCTCCCGCCGAGGGCCGGTCCGGGAACCCTGTGTCGTTGATGGCTGCGATCGCCTGTCCACCGGCCGAGGCTATTGCGGGATGCATCTCAAACGACTGGAACGCAACGGTGACCCCCTGAAGATTCGACGAACCAAAGCTTCAGGTCCCTGCAATGTTGATGGCTGTACTAAGTCGCTCAAGGTTCGCGGGATGTGCTCAATGCACTACAACCGATGGAGAACGACAGGCGATCCGGGACCAGCAGGCCGTCTGATTGCTGCGCCAGGAGACGGCCACGTGAATCATGAAGGATATCTGAAAGTGACCTCATCGGCTGGCCGCCACATATTGGAGCACCGTCTGGTGATGGAGGAGCATCTCGGCCGTCAGCTTGAGGATTTCGAGAACGTCCACCACATCAACGGTGTTCGTGATGACAACCGGCTCGAGAACCTCGAGCTGTGGGCGTCATGGCAGCCGCCCGGTCAGCGGGTCACCGACCTGGTCAACTTCGTGGTTGACCATTACCCGGAGGTGGTGGAGGCGGCT